CCTACTTTAACACCAACTCCAAGCACAACACCACCTATGGCAATTGATCCAAACACTTATAACGCTTTATGGTGGTTTGATTATACAAATGCTTCAAGTTTATCTGTAGTTTCTAATAATTTATATGGTGCTAAAAACTTGGCAACATCAACAAATGGTTATTTTTCAGCTACTACTGGATTTTATCCAACTTGGACTTCAACAGGATATGAGGGTGTATCAGGATCAACTGAAGCTTGGGTTATTGGTTTAACAAATGAGTTAGGTTTCTTTGGTGGTTCATATTCAGCATATACAACATTCGTTAGATTTAATGGTGAAACTAATTCATCAGGTAATATTCAACAAAGCGATAATGATGTAAATTATTCAGGTCAAACACAAGGTTATAGATGGTGGAGTTTAAGTGATTATGTAGCAGGGGCGCCTCCTGACTTTATTAGATCATTTACCTTTAATACAGCAGGTGGTTCTTGGACTGAACCATCATTTGCGTATAGTGGTGATGTTTGGTATAATGTTGCTGTGAGAACTTATCAATCAGGATCAACTGCCGTAAATGAAATATGGATTGATGGATCATTAGTATCACAAGAAACAGCAACCGCAACTATTAGAACATCAACAGATCCTATATTTAGTATAATGAGCGGTCAAAATTATAAAACAACAGAACAATTCTTTATACCAAGTAAATTGAGTGATGCTGATATGGGTGTGATGTTTAACTACTTTAACTCAAAGTATGTATAAAAACATAAAAACTGATATTTATTAGTAATGAGCGACAAAAACAAAACAGGATTACATATACAGGAGTTTAATGCTGCGTATGTCCCACAATTCCAAGAGGTAATTAAAAACAAGCCTTGGGTGTTTTACGGAGACGATAATATGTTTCCTAACCACCTACTTACAAACTATCAATACTCACCAATTACTCGTGCTTGTGCTAATGCTACTATGTATGGTGTAAAGGGTAAGAACCTTATTGTAAAGGAAGGAAACCCTGATGCTATTGGAATGGCAAACAGGAGTGAAACCTTATATGAGGTCTATGAGAAATGTGTTGTTGATAGAATTATTTTTGGCGGATTTGCGTTAAATATTGTTAAATCTAACGATGGTGGGATCGCAGAGATCTACCATACTGACTTCTCAAGATTGAGAGCAGGTAAAGAGGATATGTTCGGTAATGTTGATACTTACTTCTATTCTGTAGATTGGAAGGGAACACAAATCAATCCTCAAAAATGGAAGCCAGTTGAGATGCCATCATTTAATATGGTTAGTGAAGACGCACCGAGTATGATTTACTATGTAAAGAAATACCAACCGATGATGAGCTATTATCCAGCGCCAGATTGGATAGCAAGTTTAACGACCAGCCAACTTGATATAGAGATAAGAAACTTCCATCTAAACAACACTCAAAACTCTATGATGCCGAGTATGTCGGTAAGTTTTACAAATGGTGTCCCGAGTGAAGAAGAGAGAGATATTTTGATGAGACAATTAGAAGCCAAATATACTTCAACGAATAACGCAGGTAAGATATTTTTATTCTTTAGTGAGAACCCTGAAACTGCCCCTATCATAAGTCCAATACCGAACAACGCAAGTGATGCTTGGTATTCACAAATGGCACCACAGATAGATCAAACAATCCTTACAGCGTGGGGTATATCATCACCGATGTTGTTAGGTATTAAAACATCAGGACAATTAGGAGGTAGAGCAGAGATGCTTGATGCTTATAATTTATTCTTACAAACAAGAATTATTCCCATCCAAGAGGATATGTTAAAGACATTTGAGAAAATCCTGTTCTTAAAAAATAAATCAATTATCAAATTGGGTATTGAGCAAAACCAAATCTTACCAGACGAGGTTCAAGAACAAATTGATATAGCAAAAGGAATATAACGAATGGCAACAGTATTACTTATCAGCGAAACAAAGCTCAAGGCTTATAGCACTCTAAATCAAAATATAGATATGGCTTTATTAGTCAGCACAATCTATATGGCACAGGAACTCGGTCTCCAAACTCTCATCGGGACAAAAGGCTACGACTACTATATGGAGTTGGTAAAGTCAGTTCAATTATCAGGTGGGACTATGTCTCAAGCAGATAGTATTATGTTGAATGACTACATCGCACCTTATTTAGTTCATCGCAGTTTCTACGAAGCGATGCCTGAAGTATTCGCTCGTAAAATGAATAAAGCCATCACCATAGGTTCAAGCGAGCAGGGTAATTCAATAGACATTAAAGGTATGTCTTACTTGAGAGAAATAGAACAAGGTAGATACGAGTTCTACGCTCAAAGATTGTTAGACCGCGTCCAAGCATTCCCAAGTGATTATCCCTGGTATTACAGTTTCACACAGAAGGACGGGATGCCATCATCATCACAAACATACTTTGCGGGTATTCATATTGCTCCTGGTATGAGAAGACCACCAAGAAGAAATGATTGGTATAGAAACCTACCATACTATCAAGGCCCCGAGTATGATGCTTGTGTTGATTGTAATTAAACTCAAATTATGAACGAAACTATACTACTTTTTATATCTAATGCTATTACAGGTTTTGCTGGTTGGTTTGTGGGTCGTAAGAGACAACAGGCAGAGACAGACAATCAAACCTTACGCAATCTTGAACTTGCTGTAAATCTTTACAAGAACATTATTGATGACTTGAAACAAGAGATACACGAGTTGAATGTTAAAATCCAACAATTAGAAAAAAAGGTGGATGAACTACACGCCGAAAATATTAAACTCAAAAAAAACTCCATATAATTTATGCCTATCAAACCTGAAGCAAACGAAACCGAACAAGATTTTATCTCAAGATGTATGAGTGTTGAAAACGACGCTTTACCAGAACAAGACCAAAGATTAGCCGTGTGTTATTCTTATTGGGATAAAAAAGAAATGGGAACAGAGGACATTACAGACACAACAGACGAACTTGAAACAGAAGTAGCACAAGGGTTCAATTACGCAACAAAAGAGAGTGAGGAGTTTGCTACACTACCTACTACCGATTGTATGGAGAAACACCAATCAGCAGGATACACAGAGAAGTATGCTAAAGATGCTTGTTCTTCAAGAAAACCTAATGACGGACAACAAGGAGGAGTAGTTGGTATGAGTGCCGAGTTCGGTAGAACGAAGTTTGAGTATCCATCAAAACCAAAAGAGAGCCTAAATGAATATATGGGAAGATGTATGGGTGATGCTATGGTTAGAGAAAAGAAAAAAGACAGAGGTATTCGTGCTGGTTTTTGCTACACACAATACCAACAAAGATACATAGCGAATATTGCTATGGGTTGGAAATAGGTTATAATCTAATTTTGAGACCCCTTCCTTCAATTATTTTATAGTTTTGGTATATTTACCTTATGGAACAAATAGAACCCCTTAAAACGAAGATATGTAAAGCGTGTCTTATTGAACGAACAATTAAAAACTACAACAAGAATACTTCCTTTAGTGATGGATTTGAGAGCAGATGTAAGACCTGTAAAAAAAATGGGAACTTGATTGTGTTTAAGAGTGATGGTAAGTGGTCTAAAAAAAAACATAAGATAAAAAGAAGTGATTACATATTGCCATTCACAAATCCTATGAAGAGGGATTATGTTGAAGCCTTTGTCTTTTTGAGAGCTATGGGTTATGATTTAACACAAGATATACATATTCAGTTCTGTAAGAAGTATGGACTAACTCCTAATGATCCAAAACAAACATTCCAAAATATTTTTACTGTAAAAGATTGTTATTTAATTTGACTTTTTCGTATAGATTGACTATTTATTATTATAGGATAATGGGCGGAAACATAACACTTGCGTTATTCTATTACGACTTACAAGGGGATAATTTACATTAAAAAGTCAGCACCAGCACAAAGGAAGAAGGTGTATAGTAAATAGGTTGAAGGGTCAATCTAAAGTTGCTTCCAAGTTATAGTTTCCCTTGATACTATAATACTCCCAGTCAAGTAAGTAATGACTACGAGTGTGTTATTCTGTAGTGAAAACTATGGGATAAGCACTCACATATCAACCCGTAAGTAAATAACCTTCGGTAATAAGAATTAGATTAGCAACTGATATGGAAATAGATATATTAGCATTAGAAATATTTATAGGTTATTTTATATCAGTTTTATTAGTTAGAAAAAGAAGAGATAATTGACTTTTTAATGTTTTTAGATATTTATTAGTATGAAACAGAAAACACATAAGGTTATTGATTGTAAGTTGATTAAAGTTGAAAAATTATTTAACCAAACAAAACCTCATAAGTTATTCTATAATCTAATTCTTGAAGATGTGGAAGAACCATTACTTCTTGAAACAGAACAGCCAATACATCCAGATCTAATAGGTCAAAAGATAAAATATAAACTCAACGCTGAAAACGAAGTAAGCGAGTTTGAGTTTCTTTAACATATTGAGAGGGGGTTTTACAATTCTAATATTGTTCCCATTATCCATTATTCTATTATTCCCCCTCTCATTTTTATTTTAATATGGAGCAGCAGCAATCACTAATACCTTTACTTAAAGATGTGGTTAGAGATAATCCTACATTCAAGTTTCCAATAGAAAGTATCATCAAGGAACTAACATCTATGTTTATTGAACCTTTGGAGTTTGATTACTTTACAATACAGAGTTATAGAAAATTAAAGAGAGAGTATGGTGAAACAATTGCTCACATATTCCTTTCAACATTAGAGATGAAGTTAAATCTCAAAGAGAGGGACATATACACTTTATCAACACAAGAGTATCAAACAGAAATAGAAAACTTCTTATCAACTTTGGAAAATCTATACATTACCAAAGTCAATAAGAAGTCAAGTGATGGGGAGATGATGTCTGCTATGGCTTAAGTTCGTTGTGAGCCTCAATTACCATTCTCAATTTTTCTGCTACTTTTCTGTATCCAATCATTTCAGGACATTCATTTAGAATATCCACACAAGCGTTGTGTAAGATTTTCACATCCTGTAGATACAAGGTCATATCTACATAATCATAATTCGTGTTAGGATCTAATAATATTGGTTTCATATTTTTCATTTTATCAAAGGTAAGGATTAGTTTAATACCAGCCAAATAATTTATGAACCTACAGTCCATACTTCATCTTCATTCCAATTCACTCTTTTACTTGCTTCAACAACATAGTCAGTATAGTCGTGTAATGGACTATGAACTTTATTTTTCTTTAATACCTTGTGAAGATACTTTGTTCTCTCTTCATCATTCTCAAACTCAAATTGTGTCTTGAAAGCCATTACTACTGGATAGTCAATAAAAATCGTGGTGTAAGTTTTGTTCTTTTTCATATCTTTTTGTTTTTCTATTACAAATGTAAGTCAAACTATACAAAAGTCAATACCCACAACAAAAAAAAATAAAAAAAAAATATTTTACCTGTAGGACTTGACTTATGTAGATGTTGTGTTATATTTATTAAAGAAGGGACAAAAAACACCCTCATAATAGAAAATGGAAACACTAAACTACACAGAAGAACAATCATTAGAATTGTTTGAGTTGATGGCTGACTTACAAGCAGCCCGAAAGGCAACAGAAGCGGCTTGGCAAGTTGTAAGACAAGCACAGGACAGACACAGCCTAATCCAAAGAGCCCAAAGCCAAATTGAGTATAGGATTTGGAACATCAAGGAAGAGGTTAAACTTAAAGAGTGTCCTTACACAGCAGGTCAAAGGTTCATAGTCAATCACGACATCTACGACCAAATCAAAATTGATTATGTTGCTGCTCACGGAGGGTATAGAATAGACATCCGTATCAGGGGTAGAAGAAAAGCAACTAAAGGATGGGAAGGAACAAAAGACACAACAGTAGAAGCAATTACAGGAATGATTGTAAGTGAGATGTAATCATCAAGGAGGGGACACTATCCCCTCCTTAAAAAAATAATTTGTTGTAGGACTTGACTTTTGTAGATGTTGTGTTATATTTATATTAGAAAAACAAACAGATATGAAATTGAAACAATATGTAAAACTTTGGGGTAAGTGCCTCATACCTTCTACAAAAAAAGATGACGGACAATATAATATGGGTATTATCTGTGAGCCTGATAATTCTTGTGTTGTGGATGAAAATGGTTTGACTTACGAAATGATTGGTAGAAGAATAAGAGTATATGACTGTGAAAAGGGAAGATATGGAAATTACAGATTGGATAGTATCAGGAAGTTCAACAAAGAATATATTTTAGAAAAAAATAAAAAATAATTTAGTGTGGGACTTGACTTTTGTATATCTTGTGTTATACTTATTAAAGAAGGAACAAAAAACACCTTATAGAAAAATGGAAAATCAAACTTACAAACTTAAAGACACATTCACAATCACTAAAGAATGTCCTAATCAATTCATTACTAAAATGGTAATCAAAGAAGTTAAAACTGAATGTGGTGAAGAAAAATACAAACTAACATCTTATTTCTCTTATCTGTTAGTTGATGGTTCAATCAAAAAAGAACAAAGCAGCAAATGGTATAACGCTCAATCAATAAACATTATGATAAACGAGTTTAGAAGTATCGTAAAATCTAACTAATATGAATACACTACTAATCAGCGGGGAGACACTACAAGAATGGAATGTAAGTGAGATCCTAACCGACAAGGTTAAATCAAAAGATCAACTCATTACAGAGATGATACAATACGAATACGACAATACCATAGGCCCATATTGTGATGGACTAACATATCTTGAAATAGAACAACTAAACAACACATATAATCAATAAACAAAATAAAAAATAGAACAAATGGGACAACAAGAATTAGAAATTAAACAAGAAGCACTTGTAGATGCTTTATGGGATGCTTACAACACATTAGATGAGTTGTATAGACCATTACAAATTAAACAACTCAAATCAAAGATTGATGATACATTATCAATTCACGGAATGGATAAAGATGAGGAATATGAAAATGATTGGACTGATAGAGTAATCACCTCTATTGAGTATGTAGAAAAAATGAGAAGAGAATACCTAAAATCACTTACACAAAAATAAAATGGGAGCACTAAAACAATACCATAACGACTATCTATCAGCAGAGGATTTTGACCTTATGTTTGATGATGAATACGAACTATGGTTAGAGAACCATAAAGTAGAAAAAGAAGAATACGAACAAGCCATCGGTGATGGACTAAATCAAAATTATTGTAATTAAAATGAATAACGAACAAGAAATATGGAGACAAATACCGATGTTTCCAACATACGCAGCATCCAATCTCGGTAGGATCAAAAACATCAAGAAGGATAAGGTTATGACCCAATCACCAAATGATGTAAATAGGGATTACCAAAAGGTGTGTATCTCTTATCAAAACAAACCTTACACAAAAAAAGTATCCCGTCTTGTATGGTCGGCATTCAACGAATGTGAGTGTGAGCAAACAATCAATCATATTGACGGAGACCCTCTAAACAACAACATAAATAATCTTGAATGTATCAGCAACCAAGAGAATTGTTCCAAGAAGAATATTTATAGGAAGAGGATAAACAAATATAACCTTGATGATAATAAGCGTAGGGAAATACTAATATCTTACCTGACTAAAGAAAAGTCAGTATGGCAATTGGCACACCAATATAAAATCCCAAGCAATTATCTATACACAACTTTCAATAGAGGAAGTTGGAACCACTTATGTTGGAA